TGACGCAGCTCTATAACCCGAAGTGCGAAAAGTGCGGCCGCTGGATGCGGATGGTCTACACGCCAGCCGCCATCGTCTTCACCGGCAAGGGTTGGGCAAAGAAGGACCGAGCAAAGAAGGAGGGCAAGTGAAGCACGCTTCATTCTTCAGCGGAGTCGGTGGTCTTGACCTCGGCTTTGAGCGCGCTGGCATTGAGACGGTGAGCGTCAGCGAGATTGACCCATACGCCAACGCGGTGTTGGCTGAGCGATTCTCAGACGCTCCGAATCTGGGAAGCATCACGGAGGTGGAAGCACATGACATCCCAGAAGCAGACATCTGGTCAGGCGGGTTCCCCTGTCAAGACCTTAGCGTTGCAGGAAAGCGGGCAGGATTTGCAGGCAAACGCTCAAGCCTTGCCTTCACCTTCCTTGACCTTGTTGAGCAACGCCGACCTCGGTGGCTCGTGTTGGAGAACGTCCCTGGACTCTTCAGCTCCAACAAAGGGGCTGACTTCGGAAGGCTTCTCTATGAAATGGAACAACTCGGGTATGGTGTATCGTGGCGAACTCTGGACGCTCGCTACTTCGGAGTCGCCCAGCGACGCCGCCGAGTGTTCATTGTCGCAAGTCTTGAATCCGACCGCGCCGGTGAGGTTCTCCTTGAGTGCGAGGGCTGCAAGCGGCATCCTTCGCCGAGCCAACCGCAGAGGCAAGGTGCTGCCAGCGGCGCTCCAGACGGCTCTGGAATCGCTGGCGCAATCACCAGACGATTCAGCAAGGGAGTCAACAGCACCATTGACGAGCCACTCATCGTCAGTCCGTCGCCTGACTCCGACGGAGTGCGAGCGGCTGATGGGTTGGCCAGACGGCTGGACAATCAGCAAGGAGTGGAAGACCCGCAAAGGGTAGGGAACTTTGAGATGTATGACTTCCCTGCTGACTCTGTAGCGCCTTCAATGAACGCACTCAGGGCAAGGGACTTGATGGCGTACCAGACGCGGGTAGACGAGAAGAACGGCAACTTCAGCCTGAGCGAAGCCGAGGTTGCCAACTCGCTCTCTGCCCTCTGGCCAAGCGACACGAGCCACCGCTCGATGACGCTGGTTCAGGCAGTGATTCAAGACAGCCGAGAAATGGCAAACAAGACGCAGAACGGTTCAGGAGTTAGTACCGAAGACATCGCCTACACACTTACTCGTATTGACCGACCTGCGGTCTTCCGTAAATCAGCACGAGCGCAGACAAACAAAGACTCAGAGACCTGGGTTGAGGGTGACGTTGCCAACACGCTGAACTCCTTTGACGTTGGTGATGTCAGGACAACGCACGCCATTGTAGGTGGCACGCAAGACGAGGATGCTCTACTGCCAGTCGGACTGGACTCACACCGCTACCGATGCTGCGGCAACGGCGTGGTGGCTCCAGTCGCCGAGTGGATTGGCAGGAGGATTGTGGAAGTAGACCGCCGATGGCGGGAGGAGGGTAAGTGAGCAAGCAATACGAGTTCGTTCGCGCTGAGCAAAGGTCCGAGGTCTGGCACGCGCTTAGAAAGGACGGCATCACGGCGACCGACGTGTCAGTCATCGCTGGGCTGAATCCGTACAAGACGCCGTATCAACTCTGGGCTGAGAAGTTGGGCAAGTACGAGCCAGAACCAGTAGGACCAGCAGCCGTTCGCGGCATCCTCCTGGAGAACGCAGTGGCGGAGTTCTACGAGATGGAGACTGGCCGCGAACTGCGACGCAGCAACGGCATCGTCCGACTCAAGGAGATTCCCTGGGTGATGGCATCACTCGACCGCACCATCGTCGGCGAGGAGGGTTTGGTGGAAATCAAGACCAGCACCTCACCGCGCTGGACGTTCTCGGCGCCACCAGAAGTTGCCGCGCAAGTGCAGTGGCAGATGTTTGTCACCGGCGCACCGTGGGTGGACGTCGCAGTCCTACTTGGTGGTCTGGTCTTCCGCATTGAGCGAGTGGAGGCGAGCCTGGACTTCCAGACCGAGTTGTACCGCAAGGCAGTGGAGTTTAGGAACGCACTCGCAACGGAGACGCCGCCAACCTTGCAGGGTCAGGACTCAGACGCGCTCGCGGCCGTCGTGCCGCAGGCGAGCGAAGAGTACGCGCAGGCAACCGATGGCATTGACCGCGTGGCGGCGCTCTATGCCGAAAAGCAGTACGAGGCGAAGCTGCTGGATGAGGAACTTCAGAACCTCGCCATCTCGCTGAAGGAAGCCATCGGCGAGAAGGCTGGCATCGTCGGGAACGGATGGCAGGCAACGTGGAAGCAGAACAAAGCGTCGGTCAAGACCGACTGGAAGGAGGTCGCAGCAAAGGTTGACCCGAAGATTATTGAAGCCGCGACGCGGGAAGTTCCCGGCGCGCGAGTCTTCCGATTCAAGAACGAGGAGGCACTATGAGCAAGGAGATTGCAGCGGCGCTGTTGGCGCCATTCGAGGAGAAGGACTTGAAGCATCGTCCAGGCAGGGCTGGGATGACATTCACCTACGCAGATGCGCGAGCAGTCGCCCAGAGGCTAGATGACGTTCTCGGCATTGAGAACTGGCAGTTCGAGGTCAAGGTGGCTGACCCAGCGCGTGCCGTAGTTCACGGTTCGCTGGTCGCAGTCATTGAGGGCAAGACGACGCTGCGACAGGACTTCGGCTATCCAAATTCTGCTCAGGACGACGAGCCGCTGAAGTCAGCAGCCTCGGATGCACTCCGAAGGTGTGCCGCGCAGCTCGGCGTGGGTAGGAGCCTCTACAGCCCAGAGAAAGGCGTAGGGGGTGCTGGGATACCACTTGGGCGTGTTCCGCGCCTCTCCGTGGCTCCTACACCCCTCTCCGTTGATTCTACGAGCGGTCTGACGGATGACCAGGCACTGGCGCTCAAGGCTGCAATGGTGTTCGCCGAGTCTGTCGGTGGCGACACCTGCTCACACGGTACGCCGTGGGCGCTAAAGCCAGGTGGCGTCAGCAAGGTCAGCGGCAAGCCTTACGGTCCGTTCTATGCGGCCAGCCATAAGACGCCTGACGGCGGATGGTGCAAGGACAAGCCAAGCCGAGAGTTCCTCGCCTCGCATCCGACCGAAGAGCCAAAGCCACGGATGGTTCCTGAAGACCTCAGCGAGCTGCCGTTCTAATGGGACGGAGGCGGCAACTATTGCGGACGCCACAGGCGGCTAGAAACGAGGTGATTCGAGCCAAAGAGACACCTGAGCAAAAGTCGCTGAGGAATCTTCGCAGTCGGTTGAATCACTACAAAATATCTGTCTACGAGGCAGAAGACATGCTTGGTCGGCAAGGCGGTGGCTGTGCAATCTGCGCTCGTCAGATTCGACTCTCGGAGCCGTATCAGGCGAACATTGACCATAGTCACACCAGTGGCAAGATTCGTGGAATCTTGTGCGCTTTCTGCAACAAGGGTCTCAAGTATTACAAGCACCTGAGGCGACTGGATTCTGTCGTCCAGGCTTATCTAGGAGAGGAGGAGGACTGAAATGACACTCTGGATTAAGTGGTCAGCGAACGCACACAAGGATGCAGTCATCGCCAGCCTGTCGGACATCGAGTTCCGCGCGTTCATCACCATCCTGTCTGAAGCCAAGCAGCTTCGGAACGGTGGCGAGTTCCGCGACCGGCGACACGTCGCTGCGGTGGTTGGCGCACGGCTCGCCAGGACCCTTCCGCGGCTCATCGCCGAAGGCCTCCTGACGGAATCTGGAGAGGGTCTCGTCACCATCTCGAACTGGTCTCGATGGCAAGTGGACCCAACCTCGACCATTCGGCAACAGCGCGCTCGTGCGGGAAAAGGGCTTGTGTCACGGAATAGTCACGCTACAGAGAAGAGAGAGAGTAGAGAGAGAGAAGAGCAGACTCTTACTAAAGCGAGCAGGATGATTCCACTTCACGAGATTCTGGGAGGGAGCAAGGGATGATGAGGAACGGAGCAGCACCGCACATTGACTTCAGCGACCTGGAGGGAGTGATACCGAGCAACCCGAAACTCTTGCCAAGCAACGTGGACTTCATCTTGGAGAGGCGAGGGAAGTTTCTCTTTGCAGAGTTCAAGAAGCCGGATGAGCAAATCTCTGGAGGACAGAAGATTCTCTTGGAGGCGTTGAGCAGGGTGCCAGGCTTCAAGGTGTTTGTTGCTACGGGATGGAACGAAGGCACGCACCTCGTGGTCACGCAGCTCACGATGATTCGAGGCACGGACCGTGAGACCGTGTTCTGCGACCTTGAGGGCTTCAAGCAAAGAATCGCTGCGTGGTACGCGGCAGTGGAGGCAGCATGAATAGGTCGGTTGCGTTCTTGGGGCCGCAGGGAAGCGGCAAGTCAACCATCGCGGCGCTCTTCGAGGAGCATCGTGGCTATCAGCGGCACGGCATCGCCGACGCCATCAAGCATGTGGCGAACCTTGCCTACCGTGCGCTCGGCAAGGAGGAACAGTTCCCAGTTGACCGCGCCAGTGGTCCAGAGATGGTCACTGGGCGCGAGTTGCTCCAGGATATTGGCGCAGCACTCCGCAAGGTGGACAGGAAGTTCTGGCTCCGCATCTGGAGGCAGGACTACTTCGAGCTGCAACGCATGGGCTACGGCGTGGTGATTGACGACGTGCGGCTGGATGCCGAGGTTGAGTACCTGAAGATGGTTGACCCTGACATCTTCGTTGTCCGGCTGACGGCATCGCCTGAGGTCAGAGCAGCACGCAGGGGCGGCAAGTTGATAGGTACGAAGGACATCACCGAAAAGGGCTGGACAGATGCCTATGCAGACCTTACGCTCGATACCAGCAACCTGTCGCCTGAAGACGCCTACCGCGTCATCACCGACCAGATGGAGGAGGGCTGATGTTCAAGGAACTTGAGATTCTGGCAGCACAAGCCGGCTACCGATTCGCCGAGGCCATCAAGGTTGGCGAGAAGTGGCACGTCATTCTTGACGACGAGGATGGCGAGATGTCGTTCATCGGCGACACCGTTCAGGAAGCGATTGAGAAAGCCACCGAGAATCTTGTCCGCATCCTCAATCGGTTTGACCGATGAGTGCGTGGCAGACCATCGGCGCGTTCATCGCGTTCGCGCAGCTCATTCTTGCGTTCCTGATTGCCGCCAGCCTTCCCAAGACAAGTAGGTCAGGAGGCGCTGGAGCCGCTACCATCTACCTCATCGTGGCAATTGCCACGGTGGTCTGGATGGCAAGGAGTGCAATGTGGCAGCAGTAAAGACGCAGCGTGGCGGTCCGCGCAAGGAGCCGGTCTTCAAGCCGACCCTCTGCGGCTCGTGCAGCAGCGCCTTGAATACGCTCAAGGAGTCGTGGCGCGTGAAGGTCATCACCTTCAACGGCACGAAGCGCCAGACACGGTTCGCCTGGTATCACCGAGGCTGCGTCAAGTGACTCGCATCGAGCGACCAGCGCCGTTCCTTGACGACAAGGTGGTGGCCGTCCAGGAGGGCGCCGACGCATGGTGTGAGGAGCCAGGAGTTACTGGCCGTGTCTGGTGCAACCTAAGCCAACGCTACGCCGATGCCATTGCGCCAGACGGCTGGTTCTTCTTGTACGAAGGCATCGGCAATCGCAAGACCAACCTTGACCTCATCAAGCATGGGCTGATGCAAGTGCAGGAGAGCCGCTTCACCCTAAGCGACGGTGGCTCCGCACTCTTGGCGAGGCTCGTCTGATGGGCAAGTTTAAGGACCTTGACATCCAGCAACGCAACGTGGACCCAGCGAAGAGCCGGCGCGGGAAGAACGCGCGCAACCGAGGCAACTCATTTGAGCGAGAAGTAGCAGCCAAGTTGAACGGCAAGCGCATTGGCTGGGCTGGTGGACCGACTGATGTGGCGACTGGCATCTACGACATCCAGTGCAAGGTCGGCGGCTCCTATCCTGAGCGCATTGACGGCTGGCTCCGCAAGGTGCCATTTCGATACGAGAAGCTACGCGCCGTGGTGCTTGGCGACTCACCAGGCGCTGGAACGAAGCGCCGTGGACTTATCGTCTTTGACTTTGAGGAGTTCGTAGACTTCTTCGGCGAGACGGAGCCAGACGAGTGATTGGCGTCATCGGTCTGCTCATTGTCTTCGCCATCGTCTGGTGGTTAGCGGAGACGAGTGAGTGACTTCGCTCCTCTTGGCAGTGGTGTTGGCGTTCACGCCAGGCTGCCAAGTCAAGACGGCACATGGCGTGCCGGTCGGCGGTGTCTCCTCGTGGTACGACGCGACCTACACGCCGAAGCACGGCAACGGTGGGCAGACAACCTGGTACACCCGCAAGGGCATCATCTTCTACGCAGCAGTTGGCACCTTCCGCTTCGGAGACAAACCGTATGGTCTGAAAGTTTGTCGAGCTGACGACCGAACGACGTGTGTGCAGGTGACGGTCGTGGACCATTGCGGCCGCTGTAAGGCTGACCTGAAGAAGCCGTGGCATAGCAGGAGTCGCAACATTGACCTGAGTCCAGCAGCATTCAGTAGGCTCAGAGGCTTGCAGTTTGGCGTCTTGCAAGTCATACTCACCGAATATAATCCAGGAGGACGATAGGAGGACGGATGACAACAGTTCGCTCAATCTCCGGCGCTTGGCTCAAGACCGTCGCCAAGAACGCCTTCCCAGAGAAGACACCACGCGGCCGCGTTGAGGCGCTGGCTGATGCACTAGAGATTAGTCGCCGCAGTTGCTATGCCTATGTCGCTGAGGAGCGTCGCGTGCCGGAGGATGTTGAGCAGCGATTCATCGCACTTTTCGGCGCAGTCGCTGACGATGGTTGGCGTCTTATTGAAATGCAGCGACCGCACCGCAAGAAGGAACACAAGCCGCTGAAGAACGGCAAGGTGCCAGGTCACACCAAAGAGCATGTGCAGTTCAACCGTAATGAGTGGCGCGGCGCTGCAATGCACAACGCCACCATCCTCTCGCAAGACACGCTCGGTCACGCGCTGCGCTGGGAGCAGAACAGCGTCACCGTCGGGCAGTGCGTCATGGTCGAGGAGGACCTTGACGAGGAGGAGGCGCGCAAGAAGTTTCCGCATAACTTTGACTTGCTCGCCGTAGAGCAGGACTGGCTCGCCATCTGCCAACTGTGCGGACTGGTTGGCGCCGTTGATGACAGGACGAAAGAGGTCAATGGCATGGTCTTCCGCGTGTCATGCAGCACCTTCTCGTACAAAGTCCAATGATTACACTCGCCGACTTTGACCATAAGTTTGAGCCGTTGCTCGGACGCACGCTGCGCTGGCATCCGTTCCGCACTATCGTCGCCAACCTGATTGCGCGCGGCAGACCGGTGAACATCGCCGAGACAGGCTGCGCTCGGCAGCCAGGCAACTGGGGTGGCGACGGACAAAGCACGCTGGTCTGGGACTGGCTCCTGACGCAAGTCGGTGGCACTGGCTTGAGCATGGACATTAGCTCAGAGAACTGCGAGGCTGCGGCTGGTCAGGTGTTCAACGTCAAAGTGGCCTGTGTGGATTCCATCGTTGGGTTGAGGGTGCTGGTGAAGCCAGAAGAACTGGACTTCCTGTATCTGGACTCGTTCGACCTAACGGAGACCATTGACTCTCCGACGCACCATCTGGCTGAGCTGGCAAGCGTCTATCCTCGGCTGCCGTCTGGCTGCCTGATTGCCGTGGATGACTGTGTAAGCGAGCAGCATGGCAAGCACCGATTCGTGCGGGACTGGCTTGCACGGATGGGCGTGGAGCCGCTCGTGCGCGGCTACGTCACGGTCTGGGTCAAGCCTTGACCCGCTAGACTCCTCAACGCGCCGCCTGTGAGCGGCACCCGCCTGCCGGTGGAGTCCTCCCGCCGGCAGGCTTACTCATCGGCGAGGACGGAGGACGGATGAAGAAGCCAGACCGATGGACGCAATTGGAGGAGTGGCTGACTGAGGCGCAAGCCAACCTCGGCATTGCTGACTGGAGGGTGACCGTCGTTAAGGATGCATCCGATGTTGACGCCTGGGCAGACATTGACCCACACAGCCAGAACCTGACCGCTGACCTTCGCGTGGCGCATGACTTCTGGAGGCAAGAGCCAGAGAAGCAACGCCTCATCCTGACGCACGAGTTGCTGCACCTCGTGACGTGCCGCACCGACCGCGTGGTGGAGAATCTGGAAGAGGCACTCGGCAAGGTTGCGTGGGCCGTCTACGAGCCGCAATACACCGACGCCACCGAGCGCATGACCGAACACCTTGCCACCGTCATCGCGCCGTACCTCGCGCTGCCAGAGTTCGCTAAGGCGTGACCTTACGGATGAGCTTGGCGGCATACACGCTCGCGCCTTCCCAGACCAAGATGGCGAGTTCGTCTGAGACCTGCCGCTCCATCGCATCAAGCCGCTCTAGCGTTGCAAGCGTCTTCTCATCCCTGCGTGAGCCGGCAGCATGCCTGGCTGCCATGATTGCGCCAAGCGCCTCGATACGCTTGAACACTGCCGCGACTGCGCTCTGTGGTTCCTCTGGCATTGGTTCCTCCATCAACTCTTGGCTCCCAATCTGGGAGCCTATCCAGAACGCTACTCTGCGTCACTCAGACGCCTGTCAGCGTTTGCGCCGAACCTCGGCTGCTCATGACTCTACGGCTGACCTAGAAGACTCCTGTGCTGGTTTGCGCCGAGGTCAGGCATGACCTTCCAGCGTCCGTGCCTTGACTGCGGAACGCTGACGACCGTGGGCAACCGATGCCAAGCACATCGAGCTGCGGCGCAGTCGAGATGGAAGGAAGGCAGACCCAACCCATACCTTGACCCCGCGTGGAAGAAACTGAGCAGCCAAGTGCGTAGCAAGCGTCCGTGGTGCGAAGTCTGCGGAAAGACCACTGACCTGACCGTGGACCACCTTGACCCACTCAGCAAGGGCGGTCCGCTACTCGCGCCAGAACACAGGCTTCGGGTAGTATGCAGACCGTGCCACGGTCGCCTGACCAAGCACACGTAGGAGCAGAGGAGCGAGGACATGAGCCGCATCGCCTGGTACTCAAACGCATGCCACATCCCTTCGGGCTATGGGATGCAGACCGCACAAGTCGTTCACCAGATGGCGAAGGACGGTCACGAGGTCGCTATCAGCGCGAATCACGGCGCCAGCGTCATGATGAACTGCGCGCACGGTCATCCCATTTTCCCTGAAGGCTTGATGCGCTACTCAATTGACGCAGCGCCAGACACCATGAAAGCGTGGATTGAGGACAAGCCTGGCTTCGGCGTCGTGCTGTTTGACCTCTGGCCGCTCGTCGGCGTACAGGGATTCAATGAGCTGAACCTCGCATGCTGGACGCCGGTTGACCATGACCCAACGCCTCCGATGGTTGCCAAGTTCATCCTTGACGGCGGTCACCACGCCATTGCCATGAGCCGCTTCGGTGAGCAGCGCCTGCTTGACGCTGGTGTCTCACGCGAGAACCTCACCTATATTCCGCACGGCATTGACACGACGCTCTTCAGCGACCGAGGCAAGGGCGCGCGGCAGCCGATGGGAATCCCAGAGGACGCCTTCCTCGTCGTGACGAACGCAGCCAACCGTGGACGTATTCCAGTTCGCAAGGCGTTCGGTGAGATGGCTGACGCCATGAGCAAGTTCATGAAAGACCGACCCGATGTTCACTGGATGATTCACACCGAGCCGAACGGACACAGCGAAGGCGTGAACATTCCGCGCCTCGTCGCGCACTTGGGCATTGACCAACAGCGCGTGCGCTATCCGCACCCAGTTCACTTCCGCAACGGCATCCCGCAAGACGCTATCGCGCAGATGTATTCAGCCGCTGACGTGCAGCTACTCACCTCGATGGGCGAAGGCTTCGGCATCCCAGCCGTGGAGAGTCAGGCATGCGGGACGCCAGTCATCGTCTCTGACTTCAGCGCACAGCCAGAACTTATTGGCGTTCATGGAAAGGCGGTGCCGGTACAGCGAGTATGGGACGAATATCAAGCGTCGTTCTTCGGCATCCCAAACGTGGCTGCGACTGCGGCCGCGCTGCAAGAAGTCTACGAAGAGACGAAGGCTGGCAAGGTGGACCGCGCTGCGGTCAGCGCTGAGATGTGGCGCTACGACCAGACCAAGTTGTACGAGGCTTCGTGGAAGCCGCTCATCGAGTTGATGACGGCGCGCAAGCGACCAGGCGAGCCGCTCAACCGAGCGCAACGCCGCGCAACTAAGTCCAAGTAGAACGTCTGTCCTAAAGATGGGGGCGGTCAAGATTCTATTGAGCGTGCGGCGCACGGTATCCAGCGCCGAGTTCGTCAATCTCTTGTACGGTGTGGGTCAGACAAAGGGTTAGGAGATTTTATTTGTGAGCGCGAAGAAGCCAAGCGACCGAAGGCAGAACCGAGCGACCAAAGATCTTGGCGTGCTGCCAAAGATCGAGGTCAGCCCTGCTGCGTATCCTGCTGCACCGGCGCACCTCACCGACCGCTGGAAGGCCGCATGGCTGGTCTTCTGGCAGTCACCGTTCGCACAGGTTGTGCAGCCAGCGCAGCACCCTGCACTTGAGCGACTCTTCTCGATGTACGACGAGCGAGAGGCAATGGATGTCTATCTCCGAGCTGAGCCGATGACCGTTGGCAGCCAAGGGCAGAAGATCCTCAACCCAATGTACCGACAGCGCACCGCTGTAGACGCTGAGATCCGCCAACTAGAAGACCGCTTCGGCTTGCACCCTAAGGCTGGGCTGACGCTCGGCATCGTGTATGGTGAGGCTGCTAGGAGTCTGGAGGAACTGAATGCACGAATCGCCAACGCCGCTATCGCCGAAAGCGAAGCGGAAGAAGACCCAAGATATGTCGAGTCAGAAGCCGCCCCAGAAGAGGCCGCTGTACGCGTCGCCGATTAGCAACCCACCGCCACCGTCGTGGGGTGGCTTGATCTGCCGCTGGATTGAGACCAATCTGGTTCATGGCGAGGGCGACAAGTTCAGCGAGCCATTCCGACTGGAGCCGTGGCAGCGTGCCTTTATCTGGCGGCTCTACGAGTACGACGCAGCCACCGGCAAGCGCCTAGTGAAGCGCGCCCTGCTGGGTACGCCGAAGGGGAACGGCAAGACCGAGCTGCTGGCGGCTATCGCCTTGGCAGAACTGGCAGGACCAAAGGCTCCGCTCTCGCCCAACATCCCTATCGCGGCTGCGTCATTCGAGCAGGCTGACCTGCTCTTCGGCACCGCGCGCATCATGCTCACGCAAGGTCCACTCGCCAAACTGTTTGAGGTCTTTGATACCGAGATCCTAATCTAGGATCGCCCAGGCCGTATGTATCGCGTGGCTGCTGCGGCAGGAACCAACGACGGCGGTCGCCCTACCTGCTTCATCGCTGACGAGCTGCACGAGTGGACAGGCAACAAGGAGCGCGTGCATCTCGTGCTGTCTAACTCACTCGCCAAGCGCGCCGAGGCGCTGGAGTTGAACATCTCAACGGCAGGCTCCGACGAGAACACGCTGCTCGGACGGATGCTGACCTATGCCAAGCGCATCGCCTCTGGCGAGGTGAGCGACGCTGGCTTCCTTGCTGAGTGGTGGGCTGCGGCAGACAGCCATGACCTAGAGACCGAGGACGGCCGCAGGGCTGCACTAGAACAGGCGAACCCAAGCGCTCCGGCATTCGTAGATGTGGAGCGACTGCTTGCACGGTCTAACGAGGTGCCAATGCACGAGTGGCAGCGGTACCACCTCAACCGCTTTGTGCAGGCTCCTGACCGCTGGATCGGCGCAGAGGCGTGGATGCGACTCGCCGACCGCGAGCGCAAACTCATCCCAGGCGAGCGCCTGAGCCTAGGCTTTGACGGATCGTATGCGCGCGACGCTACGGTGCTGACCGCCTGCACGATGGACGGTCACATCTTCCTGATCAAGGCGTGGGAGAAAGCCGACACCAACCGCGACCCTGACTGGACGGTGCCACGCTCCGAGGTGGACGCGATGGTCGATCAGATGATGGAGACCTACGACGCAACGCTCTTTGCCGACCCACCTGGCTGGTCTTCAGAGATCGAGGAGTGGACGCGCCGCTACGGAAAGCGAGTGGCAGTCTTCAACACCGCCACCATTGAGCGCATGGGTCCAGCCGTTGACCGATTCTTCACGGCCGTGGCGACTGGCGAGGGGCTGCGGCATGACGGCTCGCCGCTGCTAGCTCGCCATATCAGCAATGTTCATACGCGCCTAACGCGCTATGGGCAGGTCTTGACCAAGGCGTACAAGGCTTCGCCTGACCGCATTGACGCGGCTGTCTCTGCCGTCGTGGCGTTCCAAGGTGTAAAGTTCCTCCAGGTAGAACCTAAGACAGCAGCGAAAGTGGAGTGGATCAACCTATGATTAGCAACGCTATTGAACTTGTGGGTGCGGCACTCATCATTGCAGGGGTCGCGCTACTCTCTCTCCCATTGGGACTCATCGCACTCGGTGCGGCTGTTGCCGCTATCGGCTATACGCTAGGAGACCGTAAGTGAGCATTCTCCGCCGCATCCTTGGTGAGACTCGCGCCGTTGGTGGCACTTGGATCACAGACAATCAGCCGACCGTCTCGTCCGCCGGCGTATCAATCAACTCACAGACCGCCCTCTCAATCGGCGCGTACTACGCGGCCGTCAAGCTGTACGCCGACACCGTCGCGTCGCTTCCGTGGGATACCTACATCCGCATTGACGGCACACGCCGCCCATACCGACCATCCCCAACTTGGCTGACCACGCCACAGCCAGCGAACCCTAACTTCACGGCGTTCGATCTAAAGCACCGCATCGTCTCGTCGCTCTTCATTGACGGCAACGCATTCGTGCTGTTCATCAAGGGTCGCAACGGCGACATCGTTGAGATGCGCGTCCTAGATCCGCACAAGGTCACCATCAAGATGGTTGACGGCGCACCGATCTACACCGTCACAGGTGAAGACAATGTCGGCGTTGAGTTGACCTCTGACGCGATCCTGCACATCCCACTGTTCGCTACCGGCTCGGCGCTCCGCGCGCCGTCGCCAGTCGAGCAGCACCGCACGACGCTCGGACTTGCCAGCGCGACGCAGTTGTACAGCGCGAAGTTTTACGAGCAGGGCGCAGCGCCTTCTGCGATCATCCGCATCCCAGGCGAACTGACGCAGGATCAGGCTGACCAGTTGAAGAACTCGTTCAGCCGCCGTCATGAAGGCATCGAGAAGATGCACAAGATCGCGGTGCTTACCGGCGGTGCAGACTTCCAGCAGATGTCAATGAAGATCAGCGATATGCAGTTGGTTGAGACGCTCCACTGGGGCGTGGAGTCCATCGCTCGCTTGATGGGCGTACCGCTCCACCTGCTTCAGTACCCAGGCGGCAACACCTCATACAACAGCGTTGAGATCGTCAGCATTGAGTGGCTGCGCCTTGGGCTTGGACCACTCGTCACGCGCATTGAGGCTGGCTTGCAGCGACTCGTGCCAGGTGCCGACCAGACCTTTATCAAGTTCACACTTGACGGCCTGCTCCGCCCAACGACGAAGGAGCGCTACGACGCATACGCCGTGGCACTGACCAACGGCATCCTGTCGCTCAACGAGGTGCGCCGTCTTGAAGACCGCGCCGATGTTGATGGTGGCGATATGCACTGGAAGCCGCTGAACATCGGTGTCGTAGGCGAGGAGCCACAGGCTTGAGCTACATCATCGTTGACCTAGATGGCACGCTCGTGCTGGACGGCGAGCAGCCGAACCAGCCCCTGATTGACGCGCTCAACGAGCAGGTCATGACAGGCGACGCGCAGATCATCGTGGTATCGGCTCGCAGCATTGAGCGCCTAGAAGAGACGCGCGCGTGGCTTCAGGAGTACAAGGTTGCAGGTGTTGAAGAAGTACACCTGAACGACTTTGACGGCTCACCATTCGCCACCGGTCTCGCCTTCAAGGAGTACAAGTACGGCCTCCTCAAGGAGCAGTACGGCGACGAGTTGGAGTACGCGATTGACAATGACGCGGATGTTCGCGCGATGGCTCGCCGCCTAGAGATCGAGGCGTACTCGCCTGAGGAGTATCTCGCTGACGAGGAGCGCGCCGTTTATGAGGTGCCTGATTACATCCGCAACGCCGCAGCTCGTGGATTGTCATTCGTTGAGGATGGCTACGCTGGCGAAGGCTTGCAGCCACAGACCATTGCAGAGGCTCGTGAACTTGCTGCAGGGCGTGCAGACACCGACAAGGTGATCCGCATGGCCGCGTGGATTCGCCGCCATCGTGGCGATTGGGAAGGCGTACCACAGAACAGCGATGACGATTCAGAGGACTTCCCTGGACCAGGTGCCGTCGCTGGCTTCCTGTGGGGTGTGGAAACAACGGATGAGGACGCAACTGATCGCGTACTCTCGTGGGCAGATGCTCTTATCGCGGCTGAAGATAGGGAGATCATTGACATGAAAGAGAAAGAAGTTCGCTCGCTACCAATCGGTGAGTACCGTCTCGCCGAGGCTGATGCTGACGGACAGCGAACCTTTACCGGCTACGCCGCTATCTGGAATAGCGCGAGCGCTGGCTTGCCATTCGAGGAGCGCATTGCGCCGAGCGCATTCAAGCGTTCACTCGCACGCGCATCCGCAGGGCAGAAGATCATCTCCTTCCTCTTCGGTCATGACGAGACGCGCGCCCTTGCCACCACGGCAAGCGGTCGCCTTCAGTTGACCGAGGACGAGACTGGCCTCCGCGTTGAGGCGAAACTAGATCCAGCCGATCCAGACGCAGCCAAGGTCATCTCGATGCTGACGCACGAGAGCGCCGCCGCTGGTATGTCGTTCGGCTTCCAGAAGGTTCAGGATGCGTGGGATGGCAATCAGCGCACGATCAAGGAAGCCAACCTGTTCGAGGTCAGCATCCTTGCTGCCGGTGGTCAGACCCCTGCCTACCCTGCAACCCTTGGTCTCACGGCGATCCGCCAAGTCACTGCGCCAAAGATCGGCGTAGAGGCTGAGGCGCTGGTCGCCACACTTGAAGCAGTCAAGGCTGGACGCGAACTGTCCAGCGAGGAAGTGGCTGTCATTGATGCTGTTCGCTCCAAGCTCGCGCCAAAGCAGGAGAAGGTCATTGACCCATCCGTCGCTGTGGCAATGCTTGCCTTGGAAGCGGCAGAAGGTGACGCACTCTAGGTCTCGTGCCTGCGCCCCACCGCCCTGAGTAGGCGAGTCCGCGTTAGAGCAACCCACCGAGGAGAGCAAAAATAGTATTCCGCCTATGTGCGGAGAAAGGAAGTGGACTCATGTCCGACTTCGCAAATCTCGCTGACAAGCGAGCGAACCTCCTGACGGAGGCACGCGGCATTGCCGTTGAGGCCGCCGATAAGGGAATCGCCCTGGAGGGCGAAGACAAGGCGCGCTTCGAGAAGCTCGTCGCAGAGGCTGGCTCGCTGGCTGAGGCGATGAAGTCCGAGAAGAACGCTACCGAAGCACGCAAGGCTGCTGACGAGGCTCGCGCCGAGTTCGCCGCTGTTGTGGCTCCTACGGCTCCTAAGGCTAAGAGCGACTCCGAGCGCCTCCGCGCGATCGGTCTTGCTGGCGGCACCGAGTCGTTCGAGTACCGCGATGTGACCAAGAGCAGCAACCTGGGCGATCCAGTTGCCGTGTTCCCACGCGTCAATGTTGTGGCTGGTCAGATCAACCCATTCATCAACCCAGATGTGGTTGATGTGATCCGTGTTGCCACCGGCAACGCGATCAAGTTCCCACGAGCCACGGCTCTTGGAACTGCAACCGCCCCAGGCGAGGCTGGCACGATTGTTGAAAGCGACCCAACGATGGGTACGCTTCAGCTCACGCCTGCCGGCTACAAGATCCTTGTACAGGTCTCGGAAGAGCTTGTTGAGGATGCGGCCTTCGACATCGCTGCGTTCATTGCGGACGCTGCTGGTCAGGAAGTCGCTATCGCCCACGGCGCAGCCGCTGGTACCGCAGTCGTGAACGCTGCTGGCACAGGTGTAACTGGTGCGACCTTCGTACCAACCTACTCTGAGCTTGTTCAGCTTCAGTACGCGGTGAAGCAGCAGTACCGTTCAGCCGCGAAGGCTGGTTGGTTGATGTCCGATGCGACCCTTGGAACCATCCTTGGGATCACTTCGTCCAGCCTCCCACTCTTCCAGCCAGGTGGTCAGGGTGGCGTTGATCGCCTTCTTGGCAAGCCTGTCTACACGGCTTCAGGAATCGCTGACATTGCTGACAATGCCAAGCCAATCCTGTTCGGTGACCTTGGACAGATCAAGACCGCGCTCGTCGGTGGCATCCGCGTGGATGTAAGCCGCGAGTACGCGTGGAACCTGGGCCTTGTTTCGTACAAGGTTGAGGTTCGCGGCGCAACTGGGCTTGCCCAGGCTGAGGCCGTCAAGCTCTTCGTCTGCAACTGATCCGTCAGTAGCAACGATTAGTTCGTGGGGAAGGGGAGCCGCTTCGGCGGCTCCCCTGAACCGCAAGTAAGGAGAACAATGCTCATCAAACTGCGAAAGCGCCGAGGCGAATATCCAACCGGTGCGGTGGTCGACATGCCAGCCGATGAGGCTGAGAGTCTGATCGCCTTCGGTCTCGCCGACCTTGTCGCAGATGTCGACGCAGAGGCACCAACGCGGCTCGTAGAGCGCGCGAAAGTATCAAAGGGTATGAGGACTGCCACCATCAAGCAAACAGAGCCGAGCGTGGCGGAAAGCACGGAGTCTGAAGCGTGAGTCTTCTCAATAGCACTATCACCGTCGGCACGACAGCAACCCTGATTGCTACAGGGCTAACTGGCCCATCGTGGGTTTATATGCACGCACCTACCGGTGGCAATACGGTATATCTCGGCACCAGTGCAGTGACCACGGCAAATGGCTTGGAACTTCCTAAGGGGCAACTTCACGAGGTCTGGCTTGCCGAGACAGACAAGCTCTACGCTATCGTGGCGACAGGCACGCAACCACTTATGGTCATGCAGTCAGGAGGCCGCTAATGTCTTACGCCACGCTCGCTCAGTTCAAGGCTGCTGTCGGCATCACCGACACGACGGATGACACCGCTCTTCAGGCGGTGCTTGACGCTACCGATACGCTGATCGATCTCTACTGCGACCGCAAGACTGGCTTCGGTACCGCGACCGAGACGCGCTACTACACCGCCGATGCCTACCAGTACTGCCTGACCGATGACCTTGTGAGCGTCACGACGCTTCAGACGGATGATGATGCCAATGGCACCTACGAGACCACTTGGACGAGCGGCACCGACTATGTGCTTGCTCCGCGCAATGCAGCTCTGGACGGTTTCCCTTACACCGAGATCGATACGAGCGTCACATGGCCGCGCAACTTCCCTAAGGATGTCTATCTCGGCGTGAAGGTGACTGGCGTGTTCGGCTTCCCATCCGTGCCGGCAGCCGTGACGCAGGCAGAGATCATTCAGGCTGGCGCTGTCTGGAACAGCCGCACCGCGCCCTTCGGCGTGATCGGATCGGCAGACCTTGGCGGCATCCTCCGCATGAGCCGCGCCCTGCATCCTGAAGCTGCGTTGATCCTTGAGCCGTACCGCAAGCGCACCGGCTTGGCGCGATGACCGACCTGACCATCCTTGACGCAATCGCCACGCGCGTAGAGGCCGCGACTCCACCAACTGGCTACACGCTCCGTAAGTGCTACGCCACTCCGCCAGAAGGACTCCCTGTCACGCCTGTCGCCGTCCTGTTCCCAGGTGGCGATCAGGTCACAATCGGCAACGGTAATCGAACTACGGTACTGACCGTAAATATCGTGATCTATCTGCTCCCCATCCCACGCATGGATGAGAAATACCGCGACCTTTACACTTGGCGCTCGTGGCTCCGCACCGTGTTTGATGGTGCTGTGACCATTAGTGGAAACGCTGTTCAGGTCGCTGTGACTGGTACTACACTCGGCACAGATACCTACGCCGATCAGGAATACCTGACGGTCCAGGCAGTTGCGGAAGTGACCGTCTATGACACGGTCGCGTTTACCGCGTAGAGCAAGGAGAACTTAGATGGCAACCTACGGCGCAAAGGCTCTGACGCGAATCGCTACTGCGTCGCAAGCCAACTTCGGCACGGCCGCATCGATCGGCACCGCAACTGGCGAGATCCTCTTCACCGAGACGCTGGGCGCTCTTGACCTTGGCATTACTGTTGACCTGGGCGAGACGACCTCAGTTGGTAAGCGCACCGCCATTCAGGCTGGGCGACCAACGATCACCTCAAAGATGCCAGTCCTGTCGATCACCGAGGGTCCTGCTTCGCTCCGCACGCTTCCGCTTGTTCTTGACTCAGTCGGCGCAGCCGTGACCGGCGCTGGTCCATACACCTGGACTTGGTCGCCAACACAGGGCGATGTTGACACGCTCGTCTTCTACTCGTTCCTTGTTGAAGATGGCGTGCAGAAGTATCTCGTGCGCGACGCTGCGCCAACAGAGATCACATTCTCGGCAGACGCTTCAGGGCTTCTCCAGATGGGTGCGACCTTTGCTGCGACTACGGTCTCCAGCTCGGCGCTCGCCTTCCCAACCGCGATCCCTGCGAACCCAATGATGCCTGGCCGCTTGATGAAGCTCAGCACCGACACCAACTTCCCTGATAAGTCAGGCACAGGTGCGACTGACTACACGAGCGTGATGAACTTCAGCCTGTCGATCACGACTGGCGTAGGGATGATCAACGCACTGGATGGCAGCCTGACGGCCGCTACCGCTGCGCTGACCGGTGCGCTTGATGCAACGCTGACCTTCACGGTAGCGAGCAACAGCAGCGCGACCACCTCCTTCCCAATCACGAGCATCGCTGACCAGAAGTATCTGCGCCTCTACGGCACGACTGCCGATAACTACGGTGTGTGGATTCTCGGCTCGTGGGAGATCGAGAGCGTCACGCCGCTCGGCGCGGATGTTGATGGCGTTGTGACCAATGAAGTGGTCTGCCGCCTGGCATACGACACGACCTCAGGCAAGTCGCTTGAGATCATCGTAGATTCGCCGCTGGCAACAGCGCCGTAAAGAGCAGCGCCTAGCGCGCTAGTAGGAGGGTCAATATGGCAGAGAATCGCACGATTGTGCTGGATGGTGAGTTTGCTGGTTGGACGGCTGAGGTCCGAGCTGGAATCTCCGCAAGGATTCTGCTCGACCTTCAGTCATCTGAATCCTCAAGGGTGCTACCAGCATTCGCAGCGCTGGTGGTGTCGCACAACTTCAAGGGCATTAATGGCGAAGAGATCGCTGATGTGCTTGATGCTCCGGTAGATGCGCTGACGATGCTCATGGAACTCTGGGCAAAGGGAAATAGCCTGGACCCCAAGTAAGGCTCGCCGCTAGGCGGCTGGCAATCGGTCAATCGATTGTCCCTCCGCCAGAGATAATCTTCCACATTCTCGGCGCCAAGTTTGGGATGTGGCCGGATGATGTGGCGAGCCTGCCAATAGAGCAAGTCATTGCTGCCTGGGAACTTCATGCGGAGATGCAGCCGAAAGGTAAGTAGATGGCAATCAATGGTCTAGAGCTAGAGATTCAGGGCGATGTTCGGAAGCAGACCGAGGCGCTCCAGAAGACCTTCCTAGAGACACTCGGCTGGAAGGGCCTCCGCAAGTTGGAGCAGTTCGCCACGGTGAACGCAGCTCGTGCGCTTGCTCCCTATGTCCGAGATGCTGCGCCTACTGACTCCAAGTTTCTAGCCAAGAATGTCCGCGGCCGTCGCTCCAAGATCACACGCCCAGGTGCCATCGTCGGACCGGTGGGCGGAAAGAAGCACGCGTGGTATTCGTGGTTCGTCGTTAAGGGAACCAAGCCGCACACCATTCCAAAGATCACGGCTCGTAACCTATTCACCACACAGAAGGTTATTGAGCATCCAGGAACTCGTGGCAATAACTTCGTCAGTGAAGCAGTAGAGCGTAATATCAGGGTCGGTCAGGATGCGATGGCTAAGACCATCGTGCTCTTGATGAACGATGTTGCGATGCGGAATAAGGTGCTCGGTCTAGAGATTGAGTACGCCAATGGCACCGCAACGAAGTTCCAGCAGGAGCAGGCGCTACGCCAGTGGAACAAGCCTGACTTCATTGGGCCACTCACGCCACTACAAGCTGAGGGTAAGCGTCGCCGAGAGGTGAACGATAAGGTCAAGGCAATCGCACACACGGCACGAGTACGGCAACTACGGCGAGATGCTGGGGTCTTCGGTATCTCTCCCAATATGTCTAACCTGCGAGCAGGGTAGGAGTAAGCAATGGCTAATGTCGCAGTCAACGCAACGATCAGCGCACGAGACGCTGCCTCCGGCAATATCAGGAAAGTAAGCACCAGCCTTAGGGTTCTACAGGTTGGCTTCGCTTCTGCCGGTGTTGCTGCTGCTGGGTTCGCAAAGTTCGCCTTTGATGCCGTTAAGTCAGCGGCTGAAGACGAGATGTCAAATGCCAAACTCAATGCAGCGCTGAAGACTCGCGGATTCCTTACCGATGAACTGTCTGCCAAGATCCAAGAGCAGACGCTCGCCATGGCCGCCTACGGCATCACGGATGATCAGGTGCGCGCTGGCATCGAAGTTGGCTCACGCTTCTTCAAGGATCAGGCAACACTCCTAAAGGCGAATGCGCTTGCCGCACAGATCGCTACCGCGACAGGTGCCGATATGGCGTCTGTCATGGAGATTCTCGGCAAGGCTGCTCAGGGCAATACCAAGGGGCTTAAGGCACTCGGTATTGAAACGACGAAGACAGTCAAGCGGACGATCTACAAGACTAAGACCGATGCTCTCGGTCATAAGGTAACCGTCAAGACCATCAAGCTCACAAAGCAAGCAGCGACGATTCAGGACATTCTCTCTGAGGCTGCGAAGAAGTATGGCGGCATTGCCGATGAGGTAGCGAATACGACAGCCGGTAAATACGCGGCGGCACAAGTCAGCCTTAATGAGAAGTTCGAGAAGTTCGGATACAAACTGCTACCAGCAGTCAATGAAGCACTGACGTTTTTGACCGACAATGTCCTGCCAGCGCTTGATACGCAGTTGACATTGATTGGAGCGACGCTTGATACAACAGTATCTGAGCACTTCGATCCATTCAGGGCTGAGTTGGATAAGTTCGGCAAGTATTTCGCAGGTGGCGGAGAAGACTTTATCCAGTTTGGAAATCAGCGCTACTGGGATAACTTCTTTAAGCCGATGAACGATGCGATTGATAAGGCACGCGCAGTACTGACCGTCTTTAATGCTGCATACGAGTTCTTCCTGCAACTTCAGGGCAAGCCAATCCCAGGAGCCAATCCAACGACATATACAAGTCCAACTGGTCAAGTGCTTCCAATCGGAGGTGGGTCATTCCATCCGGCAACAATGCCAGGTACGACCAACAATATCTATATCGGAACCGACAAGGTTGATACGGTCATCACCGATTCAATCAAGCGAACCGGTGGCCGTGGCAGGAATCCATAATGGCTGCACCATTCACGCTGATCATTGCTGGTGTGACTGGCGCTGGTACCGGTGGTGATCTTCTAACGCTTCCAACTCCATCCGCTACGACCACTCCTTATGTTGATCTAGGATCGCTATCTCTGACGATGTCCGCTGATGGTAAGGGTGGATCAATGTCGTTTGATGTCATTGAGACAAAGACTCCGAGCGGTACTTCTCCCTGGTGGCGATCAGGCGCTGTCTACGACAATGCTCGCGTGCAGTTCTTTGATAGCCGATACAGTTCTACTACGCCACTCTTCCTTGGATATATCACTGGCGTCAATGGCAAACTATTAGAGAACGGCATTGGCACGCGTGCATCTGTCAATGTTGAGGATGCCGATGGTTGGCTTGGAAAAACCATCATTCGCAATGGTGTCTTCGATGTAAGCACTGGTAGCCGCACAGTTACAAGAGGATCGTATGTAGATTCCTTCACACTTGGCTCAGGCGTGTCCGATTCAGATACGGCTAGCACTGACCAGGACATCATCAACCTCCTGCTCAAGAAACTCTCGCAGCAGATTACGGATTCGAGCACCTTACAGCTTCTCAATACCTCAGTCATCAGCGGATCAAACCGTGCGATCTTCACTGGTACAGCACAGAATATTGGCAAGCAGATCTTCAAGGTCACGACGCTACAGAGCGCACTTGATCAAATCGCAGAGGCAGCCGGTGGATTGGCTGAGATCCAGTACCGCTATTGGATTGATGGAGACGGCCGTCTTAACTACGGACCAAAGACCACAGCGCCAACATACGCAACTGCACCAGCCGAGATCGTTACTGATCCATCCAGCGTTCAAGTTGGCAGCACGACTACGCCAACGCGCATCCTTGCGCGTGACCTCAGCGTCAATCTTGATCATGAGCAGATCGTCAAAGGGATTTTTGTTCAGGCTGTTGATGCGTATGCGCGCTACGACAATAACCGCCTATGGACTGCAACACCGAGCAATCCAACCAACGATCCGTACTACCGCACCTATAACGGCACATACTTCAAGGCGACCGTCACGACGGCTGCTCGATCAGGAACGACCGCAACGATCACAACATCACCAGCTCACGGCTTTGCCTCCGGCCGTAGCGTCACAGTTAAATTGACCAGCGGACCAACTGGCTACACTGCGCTCAATGGAACATTCACGATCACTGGTGTGACGACAAATACCTTCACCTACACGACAGGCACAAGTGGCACCATCACCTCAGGTGCAGCCGTAGGCTTCGCATCCGCGCAGGGTAGCGGTACGAGTAGCGATGGCGCTGGTCAGGCAACGCGTAATGGTCCTCTTCCACAGCAGGTATTCAGCGCGCCAAAGATCTCCTACAAGTATGACCGCAACAGAGATATCAGCCTTCTGACGCGAGCGACGATGCTGACTCGCAGCAAGCCGGTACGCACGGTCTCATTCACGGTTGCAGGAGCGAACCTATCGCAGACCGCCTCACCTGATTGGTCATATGGTTACAGCCAAGGCTATCCAGCTGCCGCCGCAACTCCATACACCTTGGTGAAGGCATGGCTACCAGGGCAATATGTGAAGATCAATGCGCCAGCGCTCGATCTGTCGAATACCATCTTGTACATTCCGACCGTCACCATGCGTTTCGCAGAGGGCGGAGGAACATACCAGATGCAGTATGAGATTGAGGCGGACTTCCGCCGGCAGTATCTCAGCGGCCTTCGCGGCTTGATTGGAGGAGAGTAATCGTGGGCAAGTACGGAACTGACCTAACAGGCTTTGGTGCATATGAGGGTGGAGTAAACGCTGACAAGGGCGCAAACCTCATCAGCACGAACAGCGACGGAGAGACTGCCCTGCTCTTTGGTCCTGCTGCACTGCGAGAGATCCAGGCTGGTGTAGCGAATGGCGATTTTGCCATCTCTCCTGATGCTTCCGATGCAGTCATCAGCGACAGCAACCCACTGCCGTACTGGACCTTCACAGATGTGAACAGCGCAGGGGCAATCACGGCGGCTGTCGTTGCGGATGCAACCAACGGATCTGGCAATGTGCTTACCTTCACCGTAGCAAGCGGCACTCTTACTGGTAAGAGCGTCACCCTCACGCGCTACATTCCAGTCTCTTCAACCCTCTCTCGATCATTCTGCTATTACCTTGAGGCTTCGTTCACCAATGCTACGAATAGCGCTGAATCAGAAGTAGAAGTCTCAGCACAGTTTTACACGCTAGCTGGTAGCACCACTGGATCGTCGTTCACTTCTGGCGCAGTTCCATTCTCGTCGCTAACTAGCACCACTGGAGTGACGGCTCCTGCAAACTTTGACGCAAGCTCTTTGCTTGCTACAACGGCTCCTGGCGATGCTGCATCCTGCAAGGTCACAGTCACCGTCCGAACCGTGGCGACACAGAGCGCCGCGCGCGCGATCACTCTGGCAGAGGTCTCATTGGCGGCAGGGCAGCCAGAGATCCTTCTCACTGATCGCAGCGCACCGCAGACCTACCAGCCAGCCGTGCTGCAAGCAGACGGAGGAGAGTTGCTGATTCAATCTGATAACGGCAACAGCCTGACCATCACGGCAACCAAAAGCAACTTCAACAACTCAGTCACCACCACTGGCGACATTGGCTTTGACGGTGTGATCTATGGATCTTCTGGATTGACTGGCATCGCGCTCAATGTCGGCGGTACAAATAATCGTCTGTGGATTCACTCATCGCCTGCCGCAGATGTTGCCGCATCTACCAGCACCAGCGTCTCTGGCGTGCTCATCACCAAGGTCACCGCAGGACAGCCGAGCACCAACATCAACGGAACGGCGACCACGGACGCATTCGCCGATGCGCTCCGCAACGGCGGAATCGCCGTAGACACAACCAACAACCGCGCCTACTTCTACTCAGGCGGTTGGAAGTACGCCGCGCTGACTACGCCGTCCGACTCTCGCCTCAAGGAAGACATCACCGAGATCTCTGGAGCGCTAGATACGCTGCGTCAACTCGTACCAGTGGCGTTCAAGTGGAAGCGACCAGAGGCACACGGCCGCAGCGAAGCAGTCTCCGACGATGGCACGCGGCTCGGCTTCATTGCTGATCAGGTCGCAACGACCGATCTCGCGCATTGGGTAGAGACACTTGGCGTTGATGATCGAGAGGCGGATCTCGTTGATACGACTGAGGTACTGGCCGTGAACATTCCGCAGAACGAGATGGAGGCGCTCGTTGTTCAGGCGCTCCTGGACATTGATGCGCGTCTCAAGGCGCTGGAGGGCGCATGACACCGCGCCAGATTGACCAACTGATCGAGCGCCTGGACTCGCACTCAGCGAAGCTGGATGAGGTGCGCTCGGATGTTGACCGGATCAAAGGAGGACTAGTGGTGATTGCCGCGCTGTTGTTCAGCGTGCTGATCCCACTACTCGCATCGCTGCTCTCTAAGTGAAGCGGCTCGCGTTCCCATTGCTAGGGATCATCTTCACCACGCTCGTCTTCCTACCCATCGTGCGCGCAGAAGACACGCCCCAGCAGGGCGTGCGGATGACCGTCTACAACGGCTTCCCTGATCCGAACTACCAGCCCTGGGTAGAGCCGCCTACCGGCACACCGTGCTTTGATTTCGTCGTGCGAAACATTGACGCTGACTGGGGCGGTGGTCCTGCCGCTGAGGGCTGCGACGCTGACTTCTTCTTGGTGCATTACAGCGGCTGGTTGACCGTGCCAGAGAGCGGAGCCTATGAGTTCCTAGCGCTCGTTGACGATGGCTGGCGGATGACGATCAACGGCCAGCTCGTGAACGATAACTGGACACTCAAGGGCTGCGGCGGATGGTGGAGCGGACCGAATGAAGGCTTCATCGATCTGATCGCTGGCGTGTCCTATCCGCTAGATGCGTGGATGTACGAATGGGGTGGCGGTGCGTGCGCGATTCTCTGGTATGGATCGCCAACCAACTACGGCGTAGTGCCTACCGAGTGGCTGACCACCGCGCCAGTGCAGACTCCAGAGCCGTCACCAGAAGAAAGCCTAGCGCCATCTGTTGCGCCAACGCCAGAACCAAGTCCTTCAGAAAGTCCATCGCCAGATCCTACGCCATCCGTGGAGCCGTCACCATCTCCGACGCCAGAGCCGTCACCATCTGTAGAACCAACACCAAGTGAGGTGCCAAGTGTCCAACCATCGCCGATCCCATCACCGACTCCCACACCCAAGCCGTCGCCCACGCCTGACCCTTCGACAGAACCTAGTGCGAGTGAGTCCGCTTCTCCTGATCCCTCTCCTCTACCTACTGACTCACCATCCGTAGAGCCGAGCGTGGAGCCGACACCAGAGCCGAGCACTCCACCAGATAACATTGCGGAAGAAGCAGCACAAGCCGTAGGAGAGGCGGTGGCTGCCGTTGGTGAAGCGGTGAGCGCAGCCATTGGCAAGATCGCCAATCTCGGCAAAGACCTTTCGCCAGCGGAGAAGAAGAAGGCCGCGCCAGTAGCAGTGGCAATCGTGATCAGTCAGGTTGCGAGTGCCGCAGTTGCTGCCGCATCAAGCGCCGCCAGCGCAGCGAGAAAGGTTGACAAGTGATCAAGCGAATCATCGTAGATCTCGTCGGTGGAGCGTGGACGATTCTTGGTCTGCTCTTCGCGGTCGTGGTCTTGCCGGAAGGCGACACGCAATCAACGATGGCAACGCTCTTCGGCGGACTGACGCTGATCTGGTTGCTGACTGGACCACTACGGTGGATGGAGGAGTAATGAGCGCAGCAGATCACATCGAGCAGATTCACGAGCAGGGCTGGACGCGCGTTGATACCGCGCCAGGTGAGTGGGTCGCTGTCGTACCGAATGAGAACAACACCGCATTCGGTGGCACCCTCTGGAAGGTCGCAGCGGATGGCAAAGAGTACGCAGAGGGCGTGACGGCTGGCTATCCAGTCAGCGCCGCACTCGACTACGACGCAGCCGGTCGCGCACTTGCTGTGCTGATCAAGCAGGAGAACGCCTAATGCCGCTGTACCGCGTCAAGTCGCAGCTCTACGCCGATGCTGAAGCGCAGGTCAAGGGCGCTGCCAATCAGATCCTAGATGACTGCACATGGTCATCCTGCGCGGCCGCAGTCTCGTGGGCTTCTGGCTACACCGTGGACTACAGCGCAGCTCAGGGTGTCGCAGCCTTTGAGAAGGCGACAGGACGCAAGGATAAGCAGGGCGTGAACGATGCTGGCGGCTCGCTGAAGGAAGCCGTGCAGACCATCGCCGTACTCGGTGGCAAGGCGCGCTATGCCAAGTCATGGGATGACGCGATGACTGCCGCCAAGGGTGGCGCTGCGCTCATGGTCTGGGTGCAGCAGCCAGTCGGCTACCCAGCCGATGTTCACATCTCGAAGTGGCATGAAGTCTGGAAGAAGTGGTGGGCAAAGAAAGATCCTGCCCACCTAAAGGCTGGCTACGGCCATATTACCAGCGCCGCGTGGTGCGAAGACCACGGCTGGCAGTGGGCGTGTCCGACGCGCGATGACAAGCAAGCCGCCGAGAAGTACGGCGTGCCGGTCACAGAGGCGCAGCTGCGCCAGATCGCCAATAGCAAGGTCAAGGCTGGCAAGGTTGCCGCCGACTACAAGTGCCTGCTCATCGTGACCCACTCAGGCAAGGTCGCGGCTCCAGCGCCAGTCGCTGCGCCTGTGGTCGCTCCTGCACCTACGCCAGCACCTACTCCTAAAATCGCCGTAGAGACACCTAGGAGCCACGCAGAGCCACGAAAAGTGGCGCAGGGTACTAAGACACCTGACGCGGTGCAGGCGCAACTGGATCAACTCGGCAAGACTGACTGGGGCGCTGTTGCCGCTGACGGTCTCGCCGTACTCAACGCGGCAGCCGCCGCTACAGGAAAGGAACAAGGTATGAACCGCATCTGGGCTGGACTCAAGTACATCGCCGCGAACACACAGATCGATGAGATCGCGCTGGACTTCGTCAAGACCTTCCTCACGGTGAGCATCTCGGTGGCGCTCGGTCTCGGTATTCCGCTGCTCGATATCCAGGGTGGCGACTTCCGCACCATCGTCTCCGCCGGTCTCGCCTCAGGGCTGGGCATCGTAGTCAAGGCGCTTGACCGTGATAACAGCGCCTACGGCCTCACCAAGAAGTAAACCGTGCCAGTCCGAGTCAAGCGCCCCTACGGCACTTGCTCGGTCTGCGAGCTACAGAGCAGGGTCTGGGAGGTTGAGTCTGAAGAGGTACTCCTCTGTGGGGTATGCCTCAGGCTGCTGGTAGATCTGGCTCTAGAGGACTTGTCGCAGCCGTCCTAGACGGCTTCCCCTAGGTGGTCCCTCCTCCACCTAGGGGCTATCCACCCTGCATAAAAAATAGTCGCGCAACAGGGTTGACAGCCTGAAACCGTTGACCCTATACTGACCTTGTCAGGAGGAAACCAGCCACTCGGTTGGACTGACACAGGAGGTCAAGGTGGTAAAGAGCGCACAGGGCAAGTTCAGCGATGGAAAGACCTATTCAATCCGACCGTACAAGAACGGCTGGAGGCTGACTCTTCGCCGCGATGGCAAGTACCTCATCGCATTCACTGTGCTTGATGGTTTCCTACTTGAGCAGATGGTTGCCTCATATGAGATGACCGGCGATTACTTCGATCTTTATTCGTCATACGAGATCAATGTGATTCAGCCATACATTCGTGCAGCTTACGCTTCACAGGCGGTGCGCTAATGCGACACGGCCAGATCGGTTTGCCACACCGACCAAAGCCACGAGCGAAAGTCTCGCCGTGGTATCAAGTGGCAGAGTTCATCACGGCACTGTTGATCTTTGCAGCGGTGTATGTCGTGCTAGTCGTAGGAGGGTCACTATGAAAGTCAATCGCAAGAACACGCCCAAGATGGTTGTGCGTCCGTACTTCCAGTCCGAGTATCAGCAGCTCGAACGACGCGAGCGCAACATTGAACGAGCCAAGTTTACGGTCGCGTTGATGATCGCCTGGGTCATCGCAGTTGTAATCTGGGAGATCGTGCGTTGATCAAGTGGAAATGCACCATCTGCTGGCGACAGATGGCAACGGAGGTCAAGCCGAATCTCATTGAGCGTCTCTGTCCTGACTGCAAGGTCAGTCATTGGCAGAAGGTCGTAGAGATCTACGCAACAGGCGACAAGGAGCGACTGGCAGAAGCGAAGAGCAAGCTGCGCGCCGCGCAGCAAGCATTGAAGAAGACACAGGAGGCCAAGTGAGCAAGCGATACGAGTTCATCAGCGCGCCGCAGCGCAGTCCAGAGTGGTTTGAGATCCGTAAGGGCGGCATCACCGCCACCGGTATCACCGCCATCAACGGCACCTCACCGTACAAGACCGCATACCGCCTCTGGGCGGAGTTGACTGGTCAGGTTGGTGAGCAGCCAGCAGGCGCAGCCGCGCAGCGCGGTCAGATCTTGGAGCAGGCAGTCGCCGACTACTACACCGTAGAGACTGGCAAGAAGCTGCGAAAGAGCAACGGCATCGTCCGACTGAAGGAGCATCCCTGGGCGATGGCTTCGCTGGATCGCACCATCGTTGGTGACCCTGAAGGTCTCGTAGAGATCAAGACCTCAACCAGCAACCGCTGGCAGTTGTTCCCTGTGCCACCTGAGTATGTCGATCAGGTGCAGTGGCAGATGTTCGTGACTGGCGCGAAGTACGCCGATGTCGCAGTCCTGCTCTCTGGGCTGGTCTTCCGCATTGAGCGCGTAGAGGCTGACCCTGTCTACCAGACGCTGCTCTTTGACAAGGCCGTGGCGTTCCGTGAACTGGTCGCCAGTGGCACGCCGCCACCTCTGACCGGCAACGACAGCGACACGCTCGCAGAGGTCAAGCCGCAGAGCAGCAACACCTACGCGGTCGCTGATCCGCAGCTCGATCACATCGCGCGTCTCTACATTGAGGCGAAGGCTGAGGCAGAGGCTGCTGATGCTGCACTCAAGGAAATGGCAATCGCCATCAAGGAGGCAATCGGTGAGGGCGAAGGCGTGAAGGGGCGCGGCTGGCTTGCCACCTGGAAGCAGAACAAGCCAAGCACCAAGGTGGACTGGGAGTCGATCGCCGATGTTCTACGCGGCGTAGCGCCAGAGACCTACGAGCAGGCGGTGAAGAAGTTCACCGCCGAGAAGCCAGGTGCGCGCGTCTTCCGCGTTCACGGCAAGGAGGATGAGGCGTGATTGAGGTAGCGATTACGCCAGCGATCATCGTTCGCGCAGAGGAGATGTACAAGGCGGCACAGTCCAGCGCGCGTCTGCGGTTCCGAAAGGACAAGGCCGCCGGCAATACGACTTGGACTGGCTGCGTTGGTCAGGCAGTCTTTGAGGCTGCACTCCGAGAGGCTCGGATTCCGTTCAAGTTCATTGACGCGACCACACACGACTACGAAGTGTGCGGTCTGAAAGTCGATGTCAAGACCAAGGCATGGAGCAAGGCTGCGTGGGCATCCGATCCAGTCAGCGTCTTTGACTACATCAAAGACCACCAAGCGGTGGACTACTACGCCTTTGTTCACTTGCAGCTCGCAGCAGGTGAGGATCGCAACGGCGCACCGAGCGCCACACGGTTCCAGAAGGCGTGGGTATTAGGAGCCAAGGAGGCGAGCGCATATTTCGCGGAAGCGGAGGAGGTGAAGATCGGTACGGTATTCGAGAGTGGTCACATTGCGAAGGCGGACTCACGCAATCTGGCTGTCAACAAACTGGAGTCCATTGAGGTTCTAGGAGGACCAGAAGATGAGTAAGGAAATCGCAGCGGCACTGGCCGCACCATTCACCGGCACAGACCTAAAGACGCGCCCAGGGCGTGGCGGCATGACCTTCACCTACGCCGACGCGCGAGCCGTAGCTCAGCGCCTTGACGATGTGCTGGGTCTGGCTGGCTGGCAGTTTGAGGTCAAGGTCGCTGACGCGCAGCGCTTTGTCGTACACGGCACGCTGATCGCCGTCATTGATGGCGTGACCACCGTCCGACAGGACTTTGGCTATCCAAACAGCGCGCAGGATGACGAGCCGTATAAGTCGGCCGCCAGTGACGCTCTGCGGCGCTGTGCAGCTCAGTTGGGCGTGGGTAGGTCTCTCTACTCGTCTGGCACGCAAACGAGCCTCTCCGTGGCTCCTAGGGCGGTCTCCGTTGATTCTGTGAGCCAGTCTCAGCCTTCCGTCCTAAGCACGGATGTGGCCGTAGCAGCCGCAATGCTGTTCGCAGAGGGCGAATGCCCAGACCACCGCACCGCATGGCAGTTCAAGCCTGCCGGTGTGAGCAAGGCTGGCAAGGCGTACAACGCCTTCTACGCCTGCGGCGGCAAGACCGACGGCCAGTTCTGCAAGCGCAAGCCGAGCATCGCCTGGGTGAACGCGCAGACGCAGCCAAGCGGCGAGCCTGAGCGCAGCGAGATCGACCTAGAGTCGCTGCCGTTCTAGTCAACGCGGCGAGTGGTGGCTGAATACGCCGCTCGTCGCATCATCTACGGCTGGGAGAGACTGGCGACCTCCACCTCTCCCAGCCACTAACACAGGAGGACACGATGGTTTGGTTCAAGTGGGTAGCAAACGCACACCGAGACGCGGAAATCTCGGCGCTGACTGATACGCAGTTCCGCGCGTTCATCACGATCATTGGAGAGGTGAAGCTGCTCCGCTCCGGCGGTGTCTTCAAGAACCGACAGCACCTCAAGACGGTCATTGGCGCACGCCTGTTTAGGGGTGTGGAAGGACTGTTGAAAAGTGGTCTCCTGACCGAATCTGGAGACGGAGTCATTGCCGTCTCAAACTATTCTCGCTATCAAGTCGACCCCACCTCGACCTCTCGTGGACAAAAGTACCGAGATCAAAAGAGGGGTAGGTTGACGGACAGAGAAAGAGAAGGAGAGAGAGAAGAGAATAGAACCCCTATATCCCCTAAGCGCTCTGGCTCTGGACGGCTCACGCCGCTAAACGAGATTCTTGGAGTAAAGCGCTAATGAGGATACGGATGGAGAACCCTTCGGTGCGAGCGCTCATGCAACGAGAGCGACGAGCCAAGGAGACTCCAGAGGAACGAGCTGTGAGGGTATTGAAGTACACGCTCTACAACCATCGCATGACGATGGAGCAATACACGGCCTTGAGGGTGGCACAGGCTGACCGGTGCGGAGCGTGCAGGGAGCCGCTCCTCTTCGGTGAGCCAAGAGCGGTGACGGTCGATCACGATCCGCGCTGCTGCCAGTACGCAGGGCTGGGAACTCGTAGGACAAAGGGTCAGCCGATCTCGTGCGGCAAGTGCGTCAGGGCGCTGCTCTGCGGACCATGCAACCGAGCGGTGGGATTCCTTGAGCGCTACCCACAGCGCGTGCATATGTGGATGGACTATGTCAGGAGGGTAAGCAAGTGAACATCGCATTCGTAGGACCACAAGGATCTGGTAAGTCAACGCTCGCAGCGATGCTGGAGCAGCGGCGCGTGCATCCGTACACGGTGCTGCCAATCGCGGAGACGATCCGCACCATCGCAGCACTCGGATACGGAGAGGACTTCGACAAGAGCAAGCGCTACAGCCAGCGCCGCATGGGGCTGGACATTGAGGTCTCTGGCCGCGAGATCCTCCAAGACATTGGCGCGCAGCTGCGCGAACTGGATGCCACCTTCTGGATCAAGGCGTGGCACTCGGAGTACCTGAAGATCAAGACTGCCGGTCGGCTGGTCGTAGTGGACGATGTCCGACTGCCACTGGAGGCGCACTACCTCAGGGCGCATATTCCTGGGATCGTCATCGTGCGAGTCTTCGCCTCTGCCGATGCTCGGACGGCTCGCCGTGGCGTGTTACAAGGCACGAGCGATGTGACCGAGTTCGGCTACTTGCAGACCGAGTATGACTTGCAGATCGATACGACAGACTTGACAGCCGACCAGTCTTACGCAATCCTCAGGAAGCACATGGTGAATAACGGTCTATGGCAGTCATCCTATGAGGAGGAATCGTGAGCAATACAGACTTGACCGAACTAGAGACGCGCGCGGCGCAGCTCGGCTATCACTACGACGGCCTGATCCGCGTTGGTGAACCAGCGATCTGGACAATCGTGCTGACAGATACGGCCGGCACGGAACTGACCTTCCAAGCGCCAACGATTGAGGGCGCAATCGAGGTTGCCAATGATCGGATGGCGCTGCTATCTGGGCTGGCTGACCTATGAGCGCCTTTGACTATCTCGGCGCAACGCTGATCGTCATCAACTCTGCGCTCTTTCTCGTGGTCTTCGCTAGTGTTCCTATCGCAATCAAGCGCGGCACAGGAACTGCTGCGTCGCTGATCTACCTGCTCACCACGGCAGCGACAGTGGTCTGGATCTGGAGGGCGCTCGCATGGCAGGCGTAAAGACCAAGCGCGGCGGAGCCGCTAAGCCGCCGGTATGGACGGTGACCGACTGCACCGAGTGCGGCAAGGTCATTGACTACACCGACCCTAAGCGGCAGGTGTTCCCTGGCCAGCGCGTGCTGGTCATCACCGAGAAGAGCCGACGCTTTGAGTGGCGGCACAAGGGCTGCGTGAAATGAGCCAGATCGAGATCCTTGCCTCCGAGCTGGATGACGGCATTCGGTGTGTGCAAGAGGGCGCAGATGCCTGGTGCTATGACCCTGCTATCGGTAGGCAGTTCGCCAAGTTGAGCATCCGCTACACGGATGCCATCGCGCCAGAGGGCTGGTTCTTCCTCAACGAGCATATCTTCAACCGGCGCACGATCCTTGACCTCATCAAGGCTGGACACTTGGAGATTCAGGAGTCAGCCTTTACCCTGTCCGACGGTGGCCAGGCACGACTAGCACGGCTGGTCAGAAAGTGAGCAAGATGAGCGACCTAGATATCGATCAGCAGAACGCTGAGAAGTCCAAGCGCGGCAAGCGCGCACGCAACAAGGGCAACGCCTTTGAGCGCGAGGTGGCGGAGAAGCTCGGCGGAGTCCGAGTCGGCCAGTACGGCGGCAAGACCGATGTGCAGTCGGACTGGATCGTCGCGCAGTGCAAGGTGGGCAACGGCTCCTACTCGGAGCGCTACGACGGCTGGCTCCGCTCGGTGAAGGGCAACGCCAATCAGATCGCCGCACTCGTCGTAGGTGACGCACCTGGACCAGGCACGAAGCGTCGCACAATGATCGTCCTTGACTTTGAGGACTTCGTTGAGCTGCTCAACACTGAAGACCATGCATAGGGATGACCTGACCCTGCTGCGCGCAGGGTTCGCCAAGACCTTTGAGCCGCACCTAGGCAAGAGCAAGCGCTGGTCAGCATTCCAGTTCATCGCTGACATCGTCATCGCTCGCTCGTTCAACCAGCCCACGATCATCGTTGAGACCGGCTGCGCTCGGCAGGCTGGCAACTGGAACGGTGACGGCCAGTCCACCGTAGTCTGGTCATGGCTTGCTGGTCAGTGCGACGGCTTCCTCTACTCGGTAGACATCAACCCAGAGAACATTGAGACCGCGCGCACGCTCTCGCCATCCGCACGGCTCACCGTCGGAGACTCGGTCACCTACCTGCGCGCCTTCCACGACGCACCAAGCATCTCGCTGCTGTACCTAGACTCATTCGACTACAAGGTTGGCGACCTTGCCTCCGCAGAACATCACCTGCGCGAGCTGCAAGCGATCTACGACCGCCTGCCTACTGACTGCCTGATCGCCATTGACGACTGCATTACACCTACCGAGGGCAAGGGTGCGCTCGTCCGGCAATGGCTCGCGGAGCGTGGCAATCTTCCTGTCATGGAAGGCTATGTCACGGTATGGCTCAAGTAGTCTCGCTCCTGCTAGGGCTGACTCTCCTGACTGGCTCAGGAGGACCGAGCCTGACACCGCGCGGTGTTCCCACCGAGGGAGTCGCCACCTGGTACGGCGCGCACTGCCCCAAAGGCGTGACCAACTTTGGACGCGTTGACACCTGCACTCCGTACCTCACCAAGGAGCAAGGTGGCCGTGGTGGTGAGCGCGTCATGTATGCCGCCGTGGCAGCCTTTTCTTATTACGCGAAACCGTATACACTCCGCGTCTGTAGGGCAGATCAGCCGACTCGCTGTGTGACCGTCGTGGTCAGGGATGAGTGCGCTGGTCTCTGTAGGAGGGATCTCAAGAAACCGTGGACAAGTCAGAGCAGAGCCATCGACCTAAGTCCAGCCGCGTTCTCTCAACTCGCGCCGCTCGGCAGAGGCGTGCTGGCGGTGACCATCAGGGAACTACCAGAGAGCAGCGAGAGTTTCAGCAGGCTTGTGCTGCGTGGTCGCTGAAGCTGGATGTCAAACTCAATGCGCTGTTCAACCTCATGCCGCAGTTCGGCAAGAGCATCCACTGGGCGCGAGAGCGCTACTACGGTGGCACCTTCGTCACCGATGCCGACCTCTACTGGATCAATGACCGCCTCAACGATGAGAGCGAGATCGAACACTCCGCCAAGTTGCAGCGCACGCCGCTGCGGTAGATCTCATGTGCCGCGTGTGCGCTGGTGATGAAGACACCACGCCATCCTGCTGGGATCGCACCTGTCCTCCTGCGATCAGTATCGCCGCTCCCATTGAGAGGAGCCAAGTGATGCGATACGATCTGCGAGCGACCGCGCGCCTTGTGGTGCTGCGGTCTCTCTCCCTGCCGGTGGTGTCCTCCCATCGGCAGGGGCTACTCTGGGGCAGCGTAGACGCTCGCACGACCATCATGGCTATTGCCGGTCAGCGAGGTACGAGTGGTGCGACTCCACTCCTGCTCCACCACTACTGGAGGGCGAATGGCTAAGCAGGACAAGTTCACGCAGCTCCGAGGCTGGCTCTCGGATGCACAGGTACTCCTAGGGCTTGACCACTGGGAGATCACCGTCGTAGAGGCCGCAGCCGATGTAGATGCCTGGGCAGATATTGAGGCACACCCTCAGCAGCCCACCGCCGACTTGCGCGTCTCGTTCGACTTCTGGAAGCAGGCTCCTGAGAAGCAGCGCCTGATCCTCTGCCACGAGTTGATGCACCTAGTGGTCTCTCGCTATGCGCGCATCTCCGAGAACCTAGAAGACGCACTCGGCGCACTGGCATGGGCAGTCATTGAGCCGCAGCTAGAGGACGCGGAAGAGCGAGCGGTTGAGCATATGGCGCGCATCGTCGCTCCCTATCTCATCGTGCCGAACTTCCCTAAGGCGTGAGAGCGCAACGACCGTGCCTGACCTGCGGCGTACTCACGACCTACGGCAACCGCTGCAATGTCTGTGGTCCACGCAAGGCGACCGAGTGGGCGAAGAATCGCGGACCATCTCCGTACCGGTCAGCCGACTGGCGGAGGCTCTCGGCACAGAAGCGCAAGGAGGTTCCCTACTGCGAGATCTGCGGCCAGCGAGACGGCAACCCAAGCAACCCACTCACCGCAGACCATATCCAGCCTCTCAGCCAGGGCGGTGCGTTGATCGTGCCGACCTTCATGCTGCGGACGCTGTGTAGGGTCTGTCACGGCAAGATCACCAAGCATAAGTAGGAGGATTCAATGAGCAAGCCGATCATCATCGTGAGCAACACCCCAGTCGCGCCGACTGGCTACGGTCAGCAGACCAAGCAACTGGCACAACGCATTAAGGCGGACGGCATTCCTGTCGGTGTCTCGGCCAACTATGGCGCTCCGACCAACATGGAGGTTGAGGGCATCCAGGTATTCGCCGAGGGGCTGATCAAGTATGCCAACGACTCAGGACCAGAGAACATCGCTATGGCCGCCTCACAGGGTGGCTTTGGCATCACGCTGTTCGATGTGTGGGTGGCGATCAACGAGGCGTACCACAGCCTCCCTATCGTCGCGTGGGTGCCAATCGACCACGACCCTGTGCCGCCGCGCGTCGCGGAGTGGTGCATCAAGGGTGGCAACAAGCTCATCGTGGCAATGAGCAAGCATGGCGAGCAGGCACTCTTGAAGGCAGGCGTACCACGCGACCGACTGGTCTATATCCCACACGCCATTGATACCAAGATCTGGACTGCGGATGGACCGACCTGCCGCGATGTCCTACGCGTGCCGGAGGATGCCCACCTGACCGTGATCACCGCCATGAACAAGGGCAAGCGCAAGTCATTTCCTGAGATGTTGAAGGCGTGGTCGCTCTTCGCCGCAGCGCACAAGGATGCCTACCTGTACCTGCACACCGACCGCTTCGGTCACCTGGACGGCATCAACCTGATCCCTGTCCTCAAGGCCGTCGGCGCTCCAGAGGATCGCATTCGCTGGGTGAACAGCAGCCAGATGCGTGCAGGCATCGCAGCCGAGACGCTCGCCAGCATCATGCGCTCCGCCGATGTGCTGCTCTTGGCTTCACGCGGTGAGGGCTTTGGTATCCCTGTGATCGAGGCACAGGCAGTCGGTACGCCTGTCATCGTCACCGACTGGACGGCACAGCCGGAGTTGGTGAGGGATCACGGCTACATTGCTGACGGTCAGGAAGACTGGGATGAGATGCAGGAGTCCTACTGGAAGATCCCTCATGTCGGTCATATCTTGCAGGGGCTGGAGAACAACTACACCGACACCAAGAGCGGCCGTGTAGATCGCAAGGCGCTCGCTGCCAAGATGTTTGAGTACGACGCTGACTATGTCTACACAACCAAGTGGCAGCCACTCTTCGCCGACATCTTCATCGGCAAGATCCGCCTAGGCGTACCGGCAGAGCAGCCAGTCGCACTGAACCGCGCACAGCGGAGGAAGGCTAAGTGACCGTCGCGCACCTCTGCGACATGGGCGATATCCGTGGGATGGGTAAGCGCCGCGCCTGCTCTCGCGTGCTGTACTGCAACAAGTGCAAGCGCG